CAGTCCTGTTATCATAAATGGAGTACCGACAGAAGTGCCGGGATCCTGGTACGATCCGGTGTCCTCGGTTCACCGGAACAAAGCCGCTATTGGCTGCTATCATTCGGTTTCCCTCCATAAAGTCGTTGATATTTTCTAAAAGCCTGCCGCTTCCGAGCGGCTCGGCACGGGGCGCATATCCGGTTTTCCGATCTTTCAAAGAAGGTTGCGCCACACCGCACACAGTACTGCGGTTGAATCCGGACGAACTCGGTACAGCTGTCGCAATCATCACATCCGGCACCACAACAGCTGTGCAGATCATCCCAATTCATACACATAAACCGCTGGAAATAATGATCGTAGTCGCCCTTTTTCAGTTCGAGTGTTCTACGATATAGAACGCCTGCAAGCTGCTCCAACATTGCCTTCGTGTCCGTGCGTGTCCGGGATAGGTGTACCGCCTGCTTCACTGTTGGTACCGGTGCACCGTAGCCCCAGGGGTGATCTCCCATCATTGCCCGTACCTTATCCGCACTCTCGGTTAGATACACGAAGTAGATTTTTCCGCGGATTGCCTTTTCGGACTTGCCGATCTTCCTGCCGATCTCTGTGTAGCTATCGCCATTCCGGATCCCGTCAGCAAGTATCGCAAAATCTGCGTCAGTCCACTTTGATTCCGGGCTGTGGTTATCAGCCTTTACAGGGCGCTCTTTGATACCAAGGTCGGTGCAACGGCGCTGTATTGCCCCTGCGGACCGTTGCAGCATTTCCGATAGTTCCGCATATCCGTATTTATGCAGGCGCAGGAGCATAACCAAGCGGCTGTCCTCAGCAGGTGTCCATGGATCCTTCCGCTGAGTAGCAAAGGCTTTGTAATCCTTTTTCCGCTGCTCCGCTACCCACGCCGGTTCTTCACCCAAGGCCAGCGGCTCCATCTTGGAGAAGTCCAGGAATGAGCGGTGTTTCTCCGCCCACTCCCAAAACTCGTCAAGGTAAACAATGCGTACTCTCTTTTGCTTGATAAGCCGAGTATGTACCGGCATACCTCTGTTCTCAACCCAGCTTTTCAGCTTGTATGTATCGGAAGCGCTTGTACCGATAAAAGCCACGAGCAGCTGATGGAGGGTGATGTAATCTCCGTGTTCCAGAAATGCGCCAAGCCCGAGTTCCTGCACTTTGTTCAGTACGGCTGCTTCTGTGCGGTCCAATTTTCGGCTTATGCTCTGGATCGTAACCATACCCCAGTTATCCCGGAGGTATGAAACTTCCTCCGCTGACCACCGGCGCCACTTATTCACACTGGCCCGCCTGCGAAATAATCCAAGCGACAACCCCCGGGTATACACGGCATTGGGAGTACGCCCAAGCACCGCAGCGGTTTCCTCGTCGGTCTGATCTTGCCAATGCTCCAGAATGTACGCATCCTCTTCCTTGGACCATTTCGCAGGATCGACGGTCAGTCCCAGTACATACCGGTGTGTCCGTACAGAATCTATGCTGCGGCCGAGCCGCTTGCCGATTTCCGCCTCACTCATATCCGGCCAATGGTTCCGGAGGTATCGTTCCTCCCAATCTGCCCAGACTTTCTTCATTTCAGCTCTCAGTCTTTTGTGGATCGATGAACAGGCTGTGTGTGCCATCCTGTAAGGCTTTTTCATCGTCGCTCATGACATATCCAACAGAGGTAAGCCACGCATAAAGGGCATCCAACCTCAAATTCTCGCTGTGCTTAGGCCACTGCTTCTTGTAGGTTGAGTGGTAAACCTCAGTGTCTTTATCGCAGAACGCCGCATACACAATCCCAGGATAGGTGCTTGCAGGCTTTTCCAGAAGCCGAACGGTGAGTTTCTTTTCCGCACCGCTTTCCCAATTTCTTTCCTCTCCAAAAATAGCGAAGAGGTCGGATGAAGAAACGCTTGCGTAGTGAAAGCCGTGGCTTATGATTGCCCGGATCAGTCCGTACAGCATTTCTTTCTGGTTCTTGTTTCCGTACTGCAGCTTTTTCACAAACTCAGATCTCAGCTTGTGGCACAGGGCAGACAGCTCGGAGATCTTCTCGTTTGCCTCGGCCATAGCCTTTTCCCGGTCGATCTCTGCCTGCGGTCTCCGGACTGGCGCAGGCTTTTCTTTCTCGACATAGAAGCTCAGTCTGCCGGTTTCTTCGTCCAGACAGTAGAACAGCTTTTTGGTACCGGTGTCCGGTACGATCTGCGTTTCACCCTGCAACTCGTGGATGTTGATATCCTCGCCGACCTGCGTATGGTTGCCGTAATAGGTCTGTGTGCGGTTGATCTTATTGCCTTTTGCTTTGCGGATCTGATTTTTTACCCAGGGCAGGTTCTTTTCGATATTCTGCTTTTTGATCTTCTTCTGGACATCCATAGTGAAGTTGGCAGTGCCGATACTTTTTAGGCACTCATTGCGCTGCTTAATGTCGTCGATCTTCGCAAGCTGGTCGAAGTCCTCCAGTGAAATCTGCCGGGAGGAGACCTCTTTCAAAGTGTCCTGATCCAGCTCTGCCATTTTCAACCGGCGCTTGACGGTCTTTTTGGAGAAGCCGGTTTTCTGTACGATCTCGTCCACGGTGTCGCCCATGTCGATCATCATTTGGAAGCCCTGGGCCTGCTCGTAAGGTGTAAGATCCTCACGCTGCATATTTTCCAAGAGCATCGTTTCCACCTGCTCCTTGGGTGTCATATCCACGATCACGCAAGGCAGATGTGTCAAGCCTGCCAGTTCAGATGCCGCCCGGCGCCGATGGCCGATGATGATCCGGTAATGATCTTCAAAAGGCACAACCGTAAGGTTTTGGAACACACCCTTTGCGCGGATACTGTCGGCAAGCTCGGTTAGATCTCCGAGTTCTTTTCGGGGGTTGTCCGGGTGGGGCTGCAGCTTCTCGATGGGAAGCATAACGAACTGTTGGGGCGACTGCTCTACATTCTCAGTTTTCTTATTCGGCATTTTATATACTCCTTTCATTTCGGGATAAACCCTTAAAAAAACGATAGTTGACCGACTTTATTTTCGGTCAATGCGATTGCCGGTTCTTCCGGCTCCGGCTCTGGTACTGCCGGCTTTGTATCTATGATCGTTTGCACCTGCCAGAATAGGCGGCGGAAATGCCACACATCCCGGAAGTAGAACGGCGTGTACCAAATATTCTCGCCGTGCTTGGGGATCAAGCCTTTTCCGTCTATGCAGGTGCTGGGGTTGGTAAGGGTATCAGCTACAACCACATACCCGGGGCAACCCAAAAGGCTCAACTGTATGTAGCACATACAACCTGCAATCAGATCGATGTCCTGCGCTACAAAGAGGACAGATGTTTGGTAGTTGATCTCAATGCCGGGACGCCGACATTCATTGGCAAAAGCAATCAGCAGCGCCCCGGCACCGCAGGCTGGATCATTCACGGAAACCCAACCTTGCTTCTCAATTTTGGCTTTGAGATCTTCGCCATAGGTCATAGCGGCCATAGCCCTGCAAACACTGTACGGAGTGAAGAATTGACCGCCGCTTTCGTTGCCGAGCCCAAGGCTCATAAACAAATCTCCGAGGAAGTCTTGGTCGGGGTTCATATCTATCGCCGTAACGATCCGGGCAAACATTTCCGCAAAGCACTTGATTTCCCGTTCGTTGTACTTGGTAGCGATTGACATATACATCTTCTCCCGGGTGTCGAAGTGGCTTTGATCCACAGCATTCGATATGCTGATCGCAGACATCACCACGAAATCCGACCAAACCTGCCACCGGTTATGCCTGTAACAAGCTTCGTCAAAGATCTTCAACAGATCCCGCTGGGTTTGCTCTCTTGCACTCCGTACAGATCTTGCCATGACCGCCCTCCTTATTCAGCTGTGTTATCAGCTGTAGGCTTGGCAGGTTCTGCCTGCCCCTTCTTGAAGCCTTCCGCATAGCCGTTCTTATAGGCAGTAGCCACCAGCTGATCGAGGTAGTGTACCAGTTCGATCTTGGGCATATGCTTAATGCGGTGATACTCTTCCTTGGACATAGTGGCAGCTCTCTCGATAGCCTTATCGGTGTACTTCAGGACGGTACGGGTATTAGCCATTGTCAGCTACCTCCTCGTCCGGCTCGTCAAAGGGAAGAACTTCACGCGGGGAGGATCCGTTGTAAGGACCAACCACGCCCTTTTCCTCCAAGGCGTCAATGATCTTTGCAGCCTTGGCATATCCGATGTTCATGCGGCGTTGCAACAGGGATACAGAAGCTTTATTCTCCATCCGAATGATAGAGATAGCCTGTTCCAATTCTTCGTCTGTAACGCCACCCATGGGCTCTGTGTCGTCGCTTGCAGGTTCGTCCTCGTCAGTATCCGGGAGTTCGTCGGTTTCGCCCTCCGTGAGATCTTCGTCCTCGAAATCCTCTAACGGCTCTGCACCATCCGGGACCTCGTCGGAAAGGATGTCGCTGTCGTCAGCTGCATCGTTCTCGTCGATCTCCGGCTTCATACCATCCTTAAGGGCGTTGCGCTCAATCACATCCCGGAAGAAATACTGGAGCCAGCAGAAGTACATATTCTTGAACAGGTTTTTGATCTTGTTGAACAGTGCTTCGCTGATGGTGAAGGTCTCGGAAGTCTTGTAGGAAATGTCGCCATCCTTGTATGTAAACATGATGTAGGCATCCGGGCTTGTGTAGCCGGTTTCCTCCGCACTCTCCAGCATGGACATCTGAGCACCAATACCGCCTACCGGCTTGATGGTCAGGGTGATGGGGTAGGCATCACGACGGAACCGGAACACCAGGTTATTCTCGTCACAGACGCCTTGCAGTTTCTTTTTGTACGCATCGTACTTTGCGATCTCGCTCATAGTTGATTACTCCTTTTCGGTTAATAATTACAGGAGGAACAGTTTTCCATTCCAGGATCTGTCCACCTTGTAGGACTGAAGGTTGTCTTTTTCGGTAACATATTTTCTACCGAAGATCTCTTTCATATTGCACCAATCGCTCCAAGGGAAGCGGTACACATTGCCGGTTGCGAAGCCGATCACCACATAGCACCGTGCGCCAAGCTTCTGGTGCTTATTGAGGTAGTCGGTCTGTCCAGCTGTTACCCGGTTCTGTTCCATTCTCTCCGAGGCGGTGAATTTGGCTTCAAACATCACCGTTCTGCCGCCCTTTAGAGTGCCCTTGTAGTCCGGCTGAGCCTTTTTCTCGTAGCAAGCGATAAATCTGCCGTTGCCGAGATCCTTGATGGGTTTCATTGGCTCCGGCGTCTTTTCGACACTGGCAATACCGCACTCGTCGTAGTAAGCAAAGCTTTCGTCAAGCTGCTTTTCAAACTCCTTGCCCATTGCCTTTGCTCGTAATCCCAGCCATTGGCGCCGAGGATCCTTTTCGTGATCTTCCTTTACTGCCATAGCTTACTTGAACCACCGTACGGGGTACTTACCGAAGTACTTGCCGGCACGGAAGAAAATCACGGTCTGCCAGGCAATCAGAACGGGAACGGCGAATGCCGCAGCAACCAAGCCGGCTTTCCATGCCAGTCCGACGATCACAGATCCGGCAAGCACTTTTGCTTCCTGCTTGATCAGGCGGATAGTTGCTCTTCTCCGGCGCTCTGCTTCCTGCGCCAGCTTCCGCATTTTTTCTTTTTGCACCCGGGCGGCTGTCGCTACACGCTGTTCGTTCTCCGCACGGCGCTGATCGGTAATTCTATTCAGCCTTCCCAGTTCCAGGATCTCTTCTTCGATATAGACGGCATGCACGCCGTCGTTGGTCTTGATTGCTGTGTAAACGCCATTCATATGTCCGTTCACGATAAAACCTCCTAATTGTTAATCATTCTGCATTAAGCAGTTTTTGGATTGCACCTTGCTTGGCTCTTTCAGCTTCCATCTCGCTCATTTGGGGTGGAGCTTCCAGCCGCCCAAAGGTGCTGTTGGTCAATTCCGCAACATAGGTCTTAAGTCCAGCAGGTAGCTTTTCCCAATCTCTCTCCCGCTGACTTGTCACCCGGTAAGATCTTTGGAAATTTGAAGCGACCACAGATTGCACCGTTTCCGTGTCCATCATGGCCCAATCTCGCAGCTGTGAAGCACCGCCTACCGCCCGCTGGACCGCAGGGGGAAGCTTTGCAAATTCTTCGTCTGCGCCGTAGACGCCGTTTTTGAGTGCCTTTGCGACCAGCCCCCATGCTTCCTGTTCGGTCATTTCGTCCGGCTTCATCAGCTCTGCGATCTTCGCCTTTATGACGCCGATCGGCGGCATAAACCTGTTTGTATCGGACACCATGTGCGCCATGACAGCGGCAGACACCAGCTGATACGGCTCGTCTGCAAACGCCCTTGTCCACAGATCTACCGTAGCCTTAATGACCTCGTCGGACTTGGTGCGGAAATTATCGGGGTAATTCACTTGCAGGATGGCCATCACCTTAGCCGCTTCTGCCTTATTCATCAAATTCGCCCCTTTCGATCATGCCGATAAGCCGATCGGACCCGGAGGACGGCGCTGATCCGTGCTCAGCTTTAAGCCCCCATCGATCACGGTGGCACTTCCGGACAACCAAGTTCCAGTCCGTCCATTTGTTGCGGTTGCTGTTTGATTGGGCAGATTCATCGACATACTGGATGCAGCGGTCGAGTTCTTTCTGTCCAAGATCCCGGAGCAGGCGATCATATTCAGCATCCGTCAGCCGCACCCATCCGTATTCACCATACTTATGACGCGGCTCTTCCGGTTTCTTAGGCTTCCTACCCTCCGGTATGTACGGCTCTTTCACCGTTTTGCGTTGGTTGTAAAGCTCTGCCAAATACGCCTGGAAGCTCTCGCTTTTAACTTTCCGGATCTCACGCAGTAGCGGTTCGTTGACCTTTTCCGATTCGTGCCACTTGTACTTGTACCAATTACACACCAAGAGTTCCTTGGTCGTGGCATCGTACCGGATTACATTGTGAACACCATCAAGGCGTTTCAGCAGGTGGAGAACGGCGTCCTCGGTATAACCGATCTCCCGGGAAATTGTTTTGACACTCACTTCGTAGCAGCCGCACAGGTTGGTGTGCATATTGGTCATGCAATACAGAAATCCGTATCGATCCTCAGGCGTGAAGCTATCCACCACTTTGGGATCTGTCCAAAACGACATCTCAACCGGTCTTGTGATTGACATATATTCACCTCCTTGGGATTACTGCCCCGCAGGGCAGCTCCCGGTTAAAATGGCAGTTGGGAATCGTCCTCTTCGATAACCTCGAAATTGGACTGGGGGTAAGCAGGAGGATTGCTATATCCGCCATAACCGCCACCGTTCTGCGCCGGTGCGCTGTTGGAGGTATCGCCG